TATAAAAAGAGTTAAAGATGTTACAGACCTAAGTGTTGTTACAACTGATTGCTGGTTAGTAGATGAGGAGTATCAGTTAGACGATAAGATTAATTGGGTGCCTAGTGTATTTGAAAAAGAAAGCATTCACACATTCCATTTCAAGAAACAATTAAGACATAAGTATCCAAACGAAATGGGTGGCATTCGTTGGGTTCCTAAACAGTGGAACGAAGAGTATGTTATACATGAAAGTTTAGACTCTGAGCAAAAGAGTTACCCAGTAAAATTTGTAGACGATCCTACACTGCCACCGGAAGTAGACAAGCCTATGTGGTTAGTAGACAAACTGTATCGTATACAAGATAAGATAGATTGGGTACCAGGAGACTTCGACACAGACAAAGTGCATGTATTCCATATTGCTGAACAGTTAACAAACAAGTACACAGAAAATATGGGTGGTGCTTATTGGTGGCCTGGCAGTTCCACAGACTATGAGATTAAACCACACGAAGAACCTTTGCGTATACCTGTAGATCAATACCCAGTACACTTTGTAGAAAATGTTAATGACATTAGCGAAGTAAAAGAACCGTGCTGGTTAGTAGATGAGGAATACGAATTAGAGGACACTATTAATGTAATACCATACCAGAACGAACAAGAGCGTGAAATGATACACACTTATCATGTTCGTGGACAGTTAGAACATAAGTACCCAGAAGAAATGGGTGGTGTTCGTTGGGTACCTGGGAATAACAGCGAAGTAGAGATTAAAATACATGATACTACACCGTTTGGTAACTCGCTTAAATTTGAGACATTTGCTAGTGAGGAAGAAGGCAGAGCTAACAGTCAAACAGGCTGGTTCTGGGTAATTGATAACGATGTAGATGTAGTAGAAGACTTTGACTTTGGATTTGTACCAGCAGTTTGGGATAAAGGCAAGAAGCATGTATGGCAAAAACTAAACCCTAAAACAGGCAGACAGTACGACTATGCAGGAGTATCACTATGTCCTAAAGAGCCTAATGCAAAAGGTCGTCCTAAATTCATCCGCGAGCCTGCTTGTACGCAACGCGAGTACCCCGTTTATACTTTGACGGCATCAGATTACAACGAAACACTAGACGCCGCTTACAGACGCTTATGTGCGGCTACAGACACCGATATGTTCTGGGTAGTTGACTTACATACCCAAGTAGCACCGGATTTCAACTTTGATTACTACCCTACACAATACGATAAAGGCTATATGCATGTCTTTTTAAACGAAGATGGCGAACATAAGAATGTTAGATTAGTGCCTAAAGAACTGTTTGATGAATGGGAATACACAGACGATCAAATACTAAACAACAGTTTAGGCAACTTAAAACTAATGACAGTTGAAGCAAGTTTACGACCTAAGTGGCCTATTATTAGATTAGAGGATTACAATAGAGACGACTTTATAGACGAGTTAGAGAGTTATAGAGACGGATACGAAACAGGTGAACCAGTGCCGTTTGTCTGGAGTGTTAATCCACATACTGATATTGATGTACAAGGTACGCCTACTAAATTAGGGTTCTCTCCTAAAGTAGCAGACATAAACAAAATACATTGCTGGCAAAAAGTAAACGACCTTACTGGACAAACACACGGATATGGTGGACTTAGATTATGGCCTACCAACGGAGACTACAGTAAGTTAACCTCTGAAGACCTCAGATTAAATAAAATTAAGAATGTTAACTACGTTCGTCAACAAGGAAGTATTACAGAAATGTTTGATATCATATTTTTAAGTTACAATGAACCAAATGCACCAGGGCGTTTTGATAAGTTACAAAAGAAAGTAAGTGAACTTGCTACAGTATCTAAACGCAAACCCAATTTAATATGGGTCAAAGATATTGAAGGTATATTCAATGCTCACCAACATGCAAGTGAGCGTGTTTCTAGTAAAATGTTTTGGGTAGTTGATGGTGATGCAGATGTGTTAGACAGTTTTGATTTCTCATACATGCCAGATGTGTATGATGAAGAAGTAGTACATGTTTGGAACAGTATGAACTTAATTAACGGACTTGAATATGGTTACGGTGGTGTTAAACTATTCCCAACACAGATGGTTAGAGATGCAACTACATGGGGATTAGACTTCACTACAGGACTAAGCAGTAGATTTAAGGCTATACCTGAGCTTAGTTGTTACACAAGATTCAACACAGACGCTTACAGTGCGTGGAGAAGTGCGTTTAGAGAGTGTGTTAAACTATCACTCAACGATGATGCAGAAAGTAAAGAGCGTTTAGAAGCATGGTTACACCCTAATCCAGATGCAGACTTTAGACATGATGCTAAACGAGGCGCCGAGGAAGCAGTAGCATTCGCAAAAGAGAATAAGGATAACACAGAGGTGTTATTAAACATTAATGACTTTGATTGGCTAAAAACAACATATGAACAAAATAACTCTTAGTGATTGGGAGAGTGTACACCACTGGGTAGATGACTGTGGCGTAAATGTTCCTCCTTCACTGATACACGAAGTAAACACAAACAAATACCCCAACGATGCATTTAGTGTAGGACAACTAGTAAGCAAAGCATGGTTAATAAGCACACTGCTAAGAACACCAATACAGCCTTATCAGACATGGGCTATACTAGGTTGCTGGGTAGGAGCATTAGTTCCACTACTGCATAGAGCTATGCCCATAGACAGAATCTATGGCTTTGACATGGACCCTAAAAGCATTGAACTATCAGAATACTTAAACAGGCAATACTTACCAGGATGGAAGTACAAGGGTGTAGTTGCTGATGTTAACGAACTTAATTGCCAGAATATGGAATTTATTACAGAAGGAGAGTTGATTTCTGTAAAACCTTATGCTATAATAAACACGAGCTGTGAGCATATGAACAACGACTGGTTTGACAGTGTGGGTAATGATCAATTGATTATTATGCAAACTAATGACTCAGATCAGTATGACGATCATATAAACACTTGCTCTAGTGTTGAGGATATGCAAGAACGCTATCCTTTAAAGAGAACAATGTATGCTGGAGAACTAAAGATACCAGTGTACAGTAGATTTATGCAGATAGGTTATAAATGAAACAAACAAAAGTAATTAACTTTTATGGCGGCCCTGGCTCAGGTAAGAGTACTCAAGCAAGTGGCTTGTTTTATAAAATGAAAGCACAAGGTTACAGTGTTGAACTAGTAAATGAATTTGCTAAAGAATGTGTTTGGGAAGGTAATGTACCTATGCTCAAAGACCAACTTTGGGTACTAGCACACCAACATCGTAAACTAGTAAGGCTTCGTGATAAAGTAGATTACATTATCACAGACAGCCCTGTGTTACTTAGTATTGTATATCGCAATGTATACGACGGTCCTATGTACACAGATGTTATGGATAAACTAGCATTAGAATGTTATCACATGTACGATAATATTAATGTAGTACTTAAACGAAGAGATCAATTTGATGCAGTGGGTAGAGCACAAGACAAAGCACACAGCGAACAAATAGATAAAGACATACTCGAAGTACTAAATGCTAACAACTGCACGTACAAAGCACTACATGTAACAGAAGACACCGTTAATAACATACTTGATGTTCTCTGATGTATAAATGTATATGCCATGCTGTAACAGATGGTGATGTCGATCGATATCATTTAATAGGAACTAAGTGCGGCAAGTGTCTAGAATGTCCTATGGGCAAGAAGATGCAAAAGAAGTTCAAAAAGAAAAACAAAAAGTTAATGAAGAAAACTATCACATGGCCTGAGCCAGACTTAGAGCCAATTAACTTATACAACGCACCTAAAATACACTCATAAAAAAAGCCCTCCGAAGAGGGCTAAACTTTATAGAAGTACTGCTATTTAAAAGTACTTGGAGAATATAGTATCCGAGTCTTCTTTTACTGTTGAGTGTATTAAATCTAAATCTAACATTATCTCAACCTTAGTAATAAGATGCTTGGAGTCTATCCTTCTCAGCCAACTTTGCATTTCATCAATAGTAAACGTTTCTGCAATGTTGGCAGTATCGAAATCGACTTTGTCGCCGGTTTCAAACGTTACCTTTATCTTTAAGATAAACTTTTTAGGGATCTCAGTAGGGTTGATATCCGATAAGAAACTTTTATCCTTAAACTTTTCTTTGTTCTTAGATTTTCCAACAAGAACAATACGAGCTGCATCGCCCTGATCCATACCGCCTCCCTTAACGTGTATTACGTTTCTAACTAACTGTTACTTTTTTTGGTCTGCCTGGTCCTTTCCTTGGTTCAAGGTCTGGATTCAAACGATAAGCCTCTTGCTTCTTAGCATCTGCATCTTGCAATAATGCTTTAGCATCGTCTTCTAACATTGCCGCTTGTTGAATTAAGTTAAGAGCAATTTGTGACTCGTTAACATCGCCTTCAACTTCAGGCATAACATTAGTTTGGGCTAGTGTTGGATCACTTTCAGCAACAACTGGGTTGCTTACAGTTTCATTTAACACATTGTCCATTGGCTGAACTGGGTCAGTTTTCAAAGGTGGGTTGGAATCGTTTTTAATTTTTCTAAGTTCTGCATTTACATCTTCTAATGCAATTGAATCTGCAGGAGTAGGTGTTAGGCTAACTAAGTTAACTGCTACCTTCTCGATTCTCTTATCATAATGTAATTGCTGTAACATATTAGAGCCGTCGTTAAACTGGCGTCTATCTAAAATTTCTGCAACCTCGTTCGCTTCTTGAGCTTCTGCACTCTGTACAATATTCATTAATGCATCGTGTTGTGCGTCAGGCAAGTTATTTGTCTGTACAACTAATGCATAGTCGGGTTCACCTGGTACTTCTCTAAAGAGAACTACACATGGCTTCTCACCTATTTTGCCTACATGCTTCATTGGTGTTTGCATAATTATTCCTCTGCCGCAGCCTCTTCCTGAGGAGCGTCTGTTTGTTCTTCGCCTTCACGCTGAGCTTGTTGCTCTTGTACATAAGATAAGAACGTGTTTAATTTATCAAATACTGCACCTACTTGTGTAAGTTCAGCACCACGGAACGCACCACGTTGTGTTGCTAAATCAACAATCTGTAATAGTGTTCCTAAGTCAGAAAGGTTAATACTTTCTGGAATACCTGCTTCAGCACCTGCTTCAGCTTCAGGCATCTCTGCCTCTGTGTTTATAGTTTCGTCCGTCATTTAAATAACTCCTAATAGTTTATCTAAGTATTTAACAGATGTTTTAATTACTGCTGGGTTTTTTTGGCGTATTTTTCGACAAGTTTTTCAAAATCATTGCGATCCATAATACTCTTGAAGTACACTGTGAACTGACAATACCCTCGTTGGATATAGTAAAATTCCCTAGTGTTAATGCCTAGGTATTCAAACAAACTATTTTCAAGTGTGTCTGATGTCTTGCTGTCTTTAACCCTAACACGGTTAAGTATCATAGATTCTGCTATACCTGATCTACATTTTACTAAGTTTTCAAACTCCCATTCGGTGAGCTCGTTTTCAAATGTAGGTACAATGCGTGAGTATGATGCTTGAACATTCATGTTAGTCTTCCCTTGTGTATGGTACCGTTATTCCAAACGGTGAGGTTGGTGTTTGGCCGCCGTATCCGGAGCCGTGTACGATAAACAAACTATCGCAATAGTTCTCGTCACCCCAACTACCCCAAGGATAGCCGTCTGTGAACATAATAAATTTCTTAGGCTCAATGCCTGCTTCTTTCATGTAGTCGTAACAGCAATCAAACTCAGTGCCGCCACCGCCCATTAGTTCGTAGTCTAAAAACTCGTCCATGTTCATGTCGTCAAACTGCTGTGGGTTATGTACTTCAGTGTCAAAGCAGAACAAGTGTAGTTTGAATCCTGTGTACTGATCCATAATACCTTTAACTTCACTTAGGAAGTCTCTAGACATAATATCGTCAATACTACCTGACATGTCTAATGCAATAGCAACATCAATTGATGTTTCGTAATCCATAGCAGGTAACCAAATACCTGCGTCCATGCCCTTACGACTTGATCTGTTAAACGAGTAGTCACTCTTAATAACACTTTGGATTTGCATAGCAAGTAGTTGTCTCCAATCAAGTTGAGGATTAACTAACTTATCTAGCATTCGCTTAACACCTGCGGGTAAGTTACCAGCCTGTCCAGCCGCCTTAGCAGCCTGCATTGTAGCACTCTTGAATTCCTGCTTGATCTTTTCTTTCTCATCAGCAGTCATTGGAACTGGACCTTTAGTACCGTCTTCGGAGTTATCTTCTTGTCCTACACCAGCACCGTCATCGTCGCCTTCTTCTTGCTCCATGTGTACATCGAAACTTACTTGCTTAATACGACCTTCTTCGTCTGCTTCTTTGTAAAGCTCGTCGTATACATCTTCACTCATCATGTCTACATACTTGTGATCAAAGCATACTTCGATAATTTCTTTACGAATTCTTTTACCTAGTTTAGCAAACTCAAGCTCTAAGTTAATAACATAATCGTTTGCTACATTCCAAAGTTGGTGAATTCGGTCACCTCGTCTCTCAGGGTCCATATGGTCGTAAACGCAATGTAGGATCTCATGACCCATAAGCCAAATGCACTCTTCTTCAGTAAGTGCGGCAGTGAAATGTCTGTTGTAGTAAAAATGCTTACCGTCTGTAGCGGCAGTAGGACACCAATCAGTAGCATCAACCAATACAAGCCTAGTAGCCAAGTTACCAAAGAACGGTGCGTTCATTAGCATATCGACCCTAGCCTTAATTAGGATGTCTTCAATTTCTGCTGATGTTTTGTTTGTTTCAGGGACATTAAGAACAGGCTTTGGTGCGTCTGTTGTGTCCTGTTTTGCGAAAGAATATGTCATAAGTCCTACCTTGTTTCAATCTATACTGTATATTATACAGTAATTTAGTGCTATGTCAAGTGTATATGTATACTATTTACCCTACCATTTCAACGACTTATGTCGCCTTTTAAATAAAAAGCCCCCATTGCTGAGGGCCAAAATCCTTATACTAGGTAGGGAGTAACATAGGTAGGCGTATAAGGATTTTAAACTGCCTAAACGATGTACTTCAAGTACTTGTCGTTAAAGGTGGATTGTACATCTTTGTCTAACACCTTACGGAAGTTAAACACGATCTTATAATCCTTCATTAAGGTCTTTAGTGCAAAGATAACCATTTCAGGTTCAAAGTTGTTGAACGCAAACCTAATCATATGATTAAGCATTACACCCATATCTTTGTCTACAGTACCTGTTTCTTTGTAAGTCTCGTTGACTTCGTATGCAAGACCTACAACCAAACTATACTTGGCTGAGATTTCTTTTGCTACTTTGGAGTTCAACTCTGTTACCTTACCGTTAAGGATATCAGTTGGGTTAGGCAAGTCCTGTGCAATCTTACGATGCTCGTTAAACTTAATAGCCATTCCCTCACCAATAGCACCTGCAAGTTCTACAAGTTGCTCTTTGCGATCTGCATCAGCAAAGCCTGGTACATTAAGGATTTCACTTACATATGACCATGAACGAGGAGTAGCAAACGCCTGTGAGCTAGTCTTCGGATCGAAGTCAAATAAGTCTTGTTTAGCATAAGACAAGTAACCAACAACTTCACTGTGGATGTCATTGTTAACTGCCCATTGCTGCCAGTCTTCGAAGTTCACTTCCATATTAATATGACGGAACCTGTTAGCCAACGGTGCTGGCATTCTAAATGTAACACCTCTATCAGTCTCACGGTTACCAGCCGCTACAATCCTAACATTGCTAGGAAGTAGATACTGACCAATCTTACCGTTGAGAATCAACTGGTATGATGCCGCCTGTACACTTGGAGGTGCTGAGTTCAACTCGTCTAAGAACAATACGATAGTATCGTACTGACTAGCCAACTCTTGACTTGGAAGATCAACTGGTGGTGACCATTCCATAGTGTTAGTTTCTGGATTACGGAAAGGATAACCTCGTAGATCAGTTGGCTCCATAAGTGCCAAACGCAAATCTATCATTAAGTTATTACCTGGTAGTGCGTCAGTGATACCTGCTACCAATTCCGATTTACCAATACCCGGTGCTCCCCAAAGGAAGATGGGTCTGTTTGCTGCCATTGAACGCTCAACAATTGGTGTTACTGTTGATGCTCTTGCTGTTACTTCTGTCATAAAAAACTCCTACCTTTTTTGTTAACCTATGCAAGTATTATACTATTGGTTGTTGAGTAAGTCAACCGAAAGATCGCCTTTCCCATACATTTTTTGAAAAATTACTATTGCCTCTTCCATGGTCAATAGTGCCTCACCGTAAGCAGAACGCTCTTCGGCATTTAGTGTACGCCACTCAACGAAGTTAGATTCGTGAGTTGCATCCGGCTTATAAGTAAATTGAAATTCTGACATATTGTTACCCCTTTGTCTTTGTTATGTATATATTATACGATTTTTGATGTGCAATGTCAAGTAAAAGAAGTTGTTTAATATCAATGACTTAGCCACAAAAAAAGGGCAGTATGCCCTTTTAATGGTGGATTTTATTGTTATTGTACACTAACACGCACTGGAATATATTGTCCAATGTATGGTTCTTTCTTACGCCTAACAGTGTAGACAGAATCACCTACTTCAACATCGACTTTGTATCCAGTGATTGTTTTTGCATAAAAGCTCTGTCTTTCAACAGCCTCTACTTGGTAACAAACAACTCCTGGGCGATTCTTTCGCTTGTTTTGGTTAATATCATTACCAATCCTATTGCCAAGCAGACCGCCAATAATCTTAGCTGCATCGTTGCCGCCTAGCTCGTCTACAATTGCAACACCAGCCGCTGTACCAAGTAGTCCGCCAGTAGAGCCAAAGCCACCGTCAACTGCTTTTTCAAGTAGTCCATCGCTGTTATGCTTTGCTACACCTTCGCATACTTCTTTAGTTACAGGCACATCTTCCCATTGTACTGTTTGACCAAATACAGGTTGAATGCCAACTACAAGTGCATTGTCAGCCATTGCCGTAGTACTTAGTGCTACGATTCCTAATCCAAGTGCTAATTTTTTCATAAAGTTACTCCTAATTTGTTTCTTTATATGTACATTATACAGATATAACATAGTAAAGTCAACTAAAATATTGTGTTAAATAACAGCAACTTACACGGCTGCTGTCGCTGTAAGCCCTATATATGCTTGAGCTACCCTAGTTGTATTGCAATAAACTATGCAATCATAGTACATATAAGAGCCTCTTTTCTTATCTAGTGTAGCAGAATACTGTATCTTTTGTCCTGGTAAAACAGGTCTTCTAAACTTAACTTTATCCACTGATGCTACCATTGTGACATATTTTGTATTAATGTCAGTAGAGACGACATGCATAGCATGTAGACCTGCTGTTTGATTACAACCTTCAATGAGATATACTCCTGGCCATATAGGATAGTGTGGAAAGTGTCCTTTTAGCACAGGGTGATCATGTGGTATTTTATACTTTGCAACAATGTCAGTGTTGCTTATTATCTCGTGACTGTTAACGAGTAGTATTGGTTCTGCATGAGGTAGTGTCATAAATTCCCTGCAAAGTATTTTAAATCGTGTCCGCCTAGTTTAAACCAAGCCGCATCGTGTTCATCGTAAAACACGATCTTTTTCTTTATTAGATAATATGGTCTAGTCATTGCTTTATCTAATTTAATAAGTATAGAACCTACTAATGGTTCTTGTAACTCGAATTCGTGGTGGTCAAACCACTTACGCATACATGAGTTGCCTAGAGTCGTAAGCCTTAGTCCTACTGGATTGTATCCTTCCTTATATCTAAAGTTCTTAAATAGAGCATAGCATAGTTCTACTATTTCAACATCGTTGAAATTGATTTTGTTCTTTACTGTTCTCTCTTTTATATAACCTGCTATCTGGAATTGGATAGGACTATTGCTGTTTAAGTTCATCCTCCGTTACCTCTGTGCCTTGATCAAGTCTTACTACCTTAAACTCTTCTGATTGGAAAACTTTGTTTAATCTTTCCGCTAAATTAAAAGCATGGCCTGGGTTAGAGAAAGAAACCTTTTTGTACTTTGGTCCTGGGTAACTTACAAGTGTGTTCAGTATCCTCAGGTTAATAGGTTTTCCTTGGTAAAATACACTGTATATTGCGTCAGCACTAAGCACTTGTTCTGATTTATAAGTGTGTTTGTTAATGCTTTCCAGTATAATTGTTGGTTGTGGTCTACTCATTGTATGTGTCTCCTGTATACACATATTTATCAATTTTCGTCCATTATAATATGCTTTAATTCAATAGTTCTTTTAACTCACCCTTACTGTGCATTTCAGTTATAATGTCGCAACCGCCCATTAATTCACCTTTAACAAATAGTTGCGGGAATGTAGGCCAATCACTGACCTTAGGTAAGTTTGATCTAACTTCAGGATCGGATAGTACATCTACATACCCAAATGGCTTACCTACTTCTTTTAAGCATTGTACTACTTTAGCACTAAAGCCGCATTGTGGTTGATGTGGATTGCCTTTCATAAACAATACAACATCATTAGATGCAATCATTTCTTTTATATTTTTTTCTATTTCGCTCATTTTTACTCGTTGTCATTTAATATTGTAAGTATTATAGTTGCTATAACCATAACACATATTAGTAATACTAATTCATACATTACATTAGTACCAATAAACAAATTAATCCTACCCACCATAACCAGTGAGCAGATTTAAGTTCCTCTTTGATATCGTTAATGAATTTTTTAATCATTACTTACTCGGAAGTCCTGCTTCTATAAACTTACCTATTTGATCCATTTGGTCTGCACTAAGCATTCCTGCTTGAGCCCACATAGTAGCACTCATTGCACCAACTTGTCCTTTGTTCTTATAAGTGTTAAGTCTGTCTACAATGTATGCTGAACTCTGTCCTGTAAGTTTAGGGAATGGTCCCATGCCTTGTCCTTCTGCTCCGTGACATGCGGCACAACCTGCCCATAAACTTCTGATGTCACTGAACTCGTCTAAGTTAGCCAATGCTTGTTTGCGTTGCTCTATCTCAGATGGTGTGCCGTTAAGTGCTACATACTCTGCATAACATTCACCTGTACAAGAACTGTTACTGCTGTAACCACTGTATGCCATGTTAGGATAGATCATTAACATAAAAAATACTGTGATTGCAACACAACCACCTAATGCTTTAATTAATTCGCTCATTACTTACTTGCCTCTACTAACGCCTTGTATTCAGTAAAACCGCCAATCTTTTCACCGTTTACAATAATCTGTGGGAATGTTCTAGCACCTGGAAATGTTTCCATTAGTGTTTCTCTGTCAAAGTCCTCGTCTAACATTTTGTATGTTAGTTCGTGTCCTTCTCTTTCTGCTAATGCTTTTGCTTGTACGCAAAATGGACATTGTGGTTTACTATAAATTTCTACTTTCATTTTTCCTCTCTTATGTTAAATCTACTGACAACTTACATCGTGCCAAATCATGTTTATCTTCAAACGTTAAAATAAGTGTTTGATCCTTATACCAATCTTCCCTTTCCCATCTCATGTTTTTGTGAGGGATAAAATACCAACCCCACTTACCAACACAAATAGAATCCATATACTCTTTAGCACTCATTGGTAACGCATTTACATGTGTACGCCAATTGTGATCTAAGTGTACATTATATTGTCCACCTACTTCTTCTGCACATGGATCTAATATTACAGTCATTCGTCGCTAAACTTACCACCGTCACCAATTACATTATTGGAGACTTTTCTAGGTTTTTCTGTAGGTATATTTTCTAATACTTTACACAAGAAAGCAACATTAAATGTTGCTTCTTCGATACCTTCTGTGTTTAAGTTTCTAACATGCATTACAAACTTTTCAAAGTCGTTCACTGCTCTTGCTTACGAAGTTTATTTAACTGTTTCATTTGTTGCTTACACTCTATTTTGGTTTTAAAAGGTCCTCTAAAACCGTATTCAAGTAGTGTAGTTAACTTAGGTCCGTGTCCTTGTTTCCAGCCTTTATCGAAATTGATACAATACCAACCTGCAGCATAGTATACATCACTACCTTCAGACTTTAAGTATAAAGGAATGTCATCTCTATAGTTCTCGTCGTTAGGTTCTACTGGTATAGGGTTTGGATAATCTATAGCATGTCCTTTAATATAAAACTCGTCTGGTACCATAGATGGCTTTTCAATTTGATCCTCAAACAAAGTAATGTTTCCAAAGTGTTCACGCACCTCATCTTCGGCATCAAATACCTCTATGGACTTGCCTGATATAAAAGTAAAATGGTTTTGTACATTCTTGTTTAGAATGCCAATACGCTTTTCACCTTTTTGCACTATCCATGCTTCGCTACTAATTTGTTGTAATTTTGTTTTCATATCAATCATGTGTGTTCCTCTATGATTTTGGGTATGTGTATAAGTTCTGTAATTCTGGTTTAGGTGCTTTGTCCCATTGTCCTTCTGAACATTGTTCAACAACAGACTCTAGTATACCGTCCTTTAACATTTCTTTGTAAGAACTAAGTTTGCACCCTTGTGCATATGGTTGCTGAGCACACGGTTGAGAATGATCAGTCCATTTCATATGATCGAATTCTGGATCTTCTAGTTCTGTGTAAAGAACATTTCTGTGTGCCTCACGTTTAAAAATAGTTTTACCACGGTCAATAGTTGTATACAATGTACCACTAATACCAAATCCAATCGTTGCTTGATCATCACCGTCTAAGACAGTTTGTCGTCTTTGCATATGATCTAAGTAGTAACCATCAGGTCCAAATCCCATTGGGGCATGATCTTCTCTATCTTCAGTTGGGTGTGGAACATACCTTTCGTAATCAGGCTGATAGTAACCATACTTGGCACCGTAGTTCTCACTAATCCAAAACTTTTCTTTGTCCCATTCGTCCTGCGTTAAGGTTGTTGTTTCCTTTTTAAATATCTTAGTATAGCCTTTGTTGCCACCTTCGTGTGCAATATACTTTAGATCTTTATCAATTTGAATGCTAAGTTCCTGCTTTGGCAAGTCGAAATGCCAATCTAGAACTAAATGAGGTTTTTTTGTACTAGCCACTGTAATCTCCTGTAAAATGTTTGTCGAAGTACTCTTCGTTAAGTTTGTCTATGTCGTCGTTTTTATTTACTAACTGCTTATATTTACCACCAAATAACCTTCTATAAACCGTCTCACCTTTATCAGGTGATTCGTAAATCCACTTAGGATTCTTGGTAGGCCACTGACCTGAAAGTATCTTCTCAGCCTTGTCCATATCTTCCATTGAGGAACTCCGAATAATCGCCTGGGTTTTCACTCATACGCATTAAGTTATGTTTAGCACAAAACTTCATAAAGTGAATACCAACTTGTCCAATTGGTTCCTTAGCCTTTGCTTCTTCTATTCTAGCAATGCACTCATCTTTAATCTCATCAGGTTGCATTGTTAAATCAATTAGTATTTTGTTGCGTTCGAAGTCATCTTTTACTCTATGCTCTTCTTCGTTATGATCAACCCATCGTTGTAACATAAAGTTATTAAAGTTGAAGCCGCCTGTATGACGATCTTCAAATGCTTCACGAATGCCTGTTTTGTTCTTAGTACCTTTAGTTCTAGCACCTGGGTATGCACTGAATACATTATCACTAGTATCACCACGCACACACTTCTCAAACAGTATCCACTCAGGGTCTGGTGCTTCTAGTGGCAATTTAGTTTTCTTATTAATAAGAGGTTCGCCAGTCTTACCGCTAGTAATACCATCAATGGCTACAATCTTATCTTGTACACCATCATACTGTGATACATTCTCTGCAATCAACTGATGAAAGTCACTGTCACTGCTAATAATAACATGCTTGTCGTCTGGGTGTTGTTGTATCCAAGTAGCAATAAGGTCATCTGCTTCTGCATTGCCTTGTCTAACTACCGAACAGTTAGTCTTTTCTTGTAGGAAAGTTAGCATATCGTTATATGCTTCAAAGAAGATCTCATCATCTTCTTGCTCTCTAGGTGAGCGTTGGTCAGCAATCACTTTACGGTTTGCTTTGTAAGGTGTATAAAAGTCTTTACGCCATGAACGACCTTCTAAGCAAAATACAACATGAGTACCATCAAAGTCACGCCACGCCTTCTTAACACTGTTGAACATAATGTGCATAGCCATGCCAATCTTCATATCCATATCATTGCCACGAGCAACATGTTTTGCTCTAAAGAACATGTTCATGCTGTCTACTAGTAAGAATGTCTGTTTTTGCATGTTGTTATCTACCATAGTTGTTTGTTTAGTGTCTAATTTTAACATAGGTTGTAGGCTCGTGTCAATCATTTAATAAGTCATCGAAAGGTGATTCTTTTAAGTTATCAACTCTTAGTTTTTCAAAGTCCCTAGCCAAATCGTATGATAGGTTCTGTTTGAAGTTTGATACTACATAATCAATCTCTCCAGCAGTAAAGCCTTCAAGTTGTTTTGCAACTACTGGTTCAATCGCTTGTACCAGTTGTATTAGTTTAGTCTTCGCTGTCTGTTCTAATGACGACATCAGTTTCTCCTACACCTTCTGGTCCTTCTTGCATACCGTAATCTAAGTCTGCGTTCTCTTGAATAAGTACTGTTCTACAAACATCGTTAAACCATTTGTTCACTACTGCTTCATCGCTTTCGCCAGTGTAGCCATTGTTATGTAACATTTGTACAAAGTGATCATTCCAATCAAGTTCAATGTATCCTGCTTTTGCGTTCTCAGGGTTGACACCTAGTTCTAATACATTTACCCAAGGTTCTTCTTTTAGTTCGGCAACCTTCTTTTCAAATTCAACTTTACCAATCTTCTCATTCTTTAAGTCGATCTCTAATTCAGCAACCTTGCCATCAACTTCGTTATCAACTTCAATGAGTGCTAATGCTTTCTCCAAGTCCTCGCCGTCGTAATAGTATTCTGCTTCTGCTATTGCTCGAGACTTACCTTTAAGTCCCCAACTAGCAGGTAACATACTAAATGGTATTTTAGTTTTCTTTTTCATTCTCTTCCTCTTTTAATTGTGTGTAATATTTCAAACTGCATTCAGCACCACAAAATACTTTAGACTTGTCAGCAGTATGATATTTTACTGTGCCAACAAGTATCATTTTATCGCAACTATAACACTTAAACATTACTTACCAATTGCATTACCATATATGTGTGCGTGAACACGGCTTGTATAATAATACCCTCGTTGTATTGCTTCGTCTGCAATTATTGCTTCTGTCATCTTTAGTCCTTCTACAGTACCGCCGACACCCATAATCCAAACAGGCCATGTAACACCTGCATCTCTAAATGCTTTAACATGCTCTTCAACTTCGTCCCAACTTTCTTTGGAACCGTTTACTACAAACTTTAGTTGTCCGTGATCACTTGCATTTGCATACTGCTTAACTACCTCAGGCTTGATTGCTCTTTTGTTTTCTTCACCAGCAGTAGTCCATAGTTTAGGAGAAACACTCCAATACCATTCAATATCATTACCACGAGCATCTGGAATTAATCCACCAAACTCGCTACTAATATACATGTCATCTATTAAATTAATTAAGTCTTCTTGTATAGGCTTTGTACCATTTGTTTCAACTGTAACTCTATGAGGACAATCTCCGCGTTTAGCAAACTCACGCATAATAGCAACCATGCTTAGTTGTGCTTGTTTAAGCATTGGCTCGCCGCCTGTAAACACCATATCAGCACGTTGTCCTGTCTTAGTATGTTTGAATGTACTTGTGGGTAATAACGCTGTAAGCTCGTCTACAGCCTCCTCTACAGTACGATCTGTTATGAGATGCTTATACTTCTTAGCCCATGTATATGAACTATCACACCCTTTACTAAACACTGGAAGTTCTTCTACTACTTTAATCTTTGAGATATCAATATCTTCATAAGGCAACTCCCAACTGTCTGGGTTAGTAGGTTCATCTTGTCCAAAGCCATTGCACTGTAAGTTACACAGGAAGAACCTTATCCACAAACTAGGAATGCCCACATAAGCACCTTCGCCTTGTGGACTATAGAATGTTTCACTATATTTTAAATTCATGTATTTTGCCTTCAATAATGTTACTATTATACATTATGTACACTGTAATGTCAATCTACAAATGCTCGTTCAAGCATGAAATCACCTGCTTCACCTACATTGCCTTCAACCCAGCCTTGCTCTGTGAACTGCTTTCTACATTGTTTATTTAGGTCTGTTGACCCACAAACCATAACAGAATCTCGCCCAAGTGTAAGTCCACCGGGTAAGAACTCTTCAATGTGGTCCCAAAATCTACCAACTCGTGGGTAGTCTTCTCTGGTTACACTATCAATATATCTGAATGGTAAGTCTCCTTCAAGTAATGAAAGTTCTGGTCTGTATGCTAGTTCAACTTTTTCTCTAACAGTGTGAAACAAAAATACATTGTCGTACTTTTCATATGTTTCAAAGTCTTTAGTAATACTCATAAACGGAGCAATGCCTGTACCAGTTGAAAGCATGACCAAGTTCTTGGTTGGTTTGAGGTAATCAATTACCAAACTGCCTGTACACTTAGGCTTGATTAATATCTCATCACCTATTTGAATGTTTTGTAACTTGCTTGTTAGCGGACCATCTTGTACTTTGATACTTAAAAACTCTATAAAGTCATCGTAGTTAGTACTCACAACACTGTATGCTCTGTATATAGGCCTTGGTTCTACATCTAATCCAATCATAGCAAACTCGCCATTCTTAAAACGAAAGGCTTTATCACGAGTTGTTTTAAAACTAAACAACCTATCACTGTAGTGTTTTACTTCTGTTACTTTTTCTATGAACATGTTTCTTTTACCGTTTCTACTTTTTTCATACCAAGTAGCACTCGTGCCTCGTCTCGCACTTCTGCAGATACTGCATGTCCAAATCCTTCTGGATCAAGCAGTCTGCGTACGAATCTTTCTAATTGTGCTTCTTTGATATTTGTTATTACAACGTTAGACATAGTATAATTCCTATATAAGTTAAAAAATGTGCAAGTTGATCTACACCGTGTGTTACCCAAAACATTTGGTCTTGAGATGTGTAACCTCTATCCTTCCAAACATTACTTTTAATATAGTCTATATGGTAGTGTATGACTGCGTCTAATGTTCCTAGTACAATACTAAAGAACAATGGTACATCGAACACTACTAAAACTAGTCCAGTGAGTACACCATGCAAACTAGCATGAGCCACTCCACCTTTCGCACCATAGGTTGCTTTGTCTTTGATCATCCATCCGTATTGGAAAAAGTAATCTGCCATAGTGTGCTTAATGGCAAGAAATGTTATCAACTGTAGTTCAAACATTATCTCCTTCCTTGACAAACACTCCATCGATCATTTGACCCTTACGGTCCTTGATATCGTTGTATGCTTGATCTAAACATTCGGTAATACTTAAATTATTGCGTTCTGCAATGTTAATTAGCACAACAATCATATCACCAATGTCGTCTTTGATGTCTCTACCTTTACAGATATTATCGCTTAGTTCACCCATCTCTTGGATAAGTTTTGCTAATTGATCTTTATCATTAGCACCGTCAATTAAGTTACGGTCGTGATGCCATTTCCTAATGTCATTGGTGCGTTCTATCATTAACTGTGTTTCTGCATTTGTTGCCATCAATCCAATCCTCCTTGGTCGATTGTATTTAAGATAAGGTCAGGATCTATGTCACCTATTTCAAGTTTTATTGCTTGATATACTGCATCATGCAACTCGCTTACTTCAAAGTGAGTCTCACCACTTTTAATATCGAAGTATATGTCTTCGATAACCTTAACTAAACCTGCGTTATAGATTTGATCAAAATCCAACATGCCAGGCTTTACACTATGGCCGTAATCAATTAGGCCAAAGAATAGTGTTTCATTAACACTAATAGTTTCTAGTAGTATATCTTTTTCACTGCCTCTATTAATTAGAGTGATACCGTCTTTATATTGATTGCACTGTTCAGCAAGTATTTCAATACATTGGAATACTTCATCTACTGAAATAGGAAATCTTTTACAAAGCCAGTCTAAGTTTTTACGGTCAAGTACTGCATCACCTATATCACTTACAGGAACAACACTTCCGGATACAACTAGTTGATTTGAATTACCTCTGGTTTCTATTCCCATTATTTGTCACACGAGTATTGTTGTTGAAGTTTAATGTTATCCATAAATTCCTTCTTAGTTCCTGCATCTTCTTTGAATGCACCTTTAAGAACAGTTGTTTGTGTTAAACTACTGTGAGCTCTAACACCCCTATTCTCTACGCATCCATGTGTGGCTTGTACATAAACACCTAAGTGTTCAGCACCTGTGGCTTTTTGAATCTCCCTAACAATGTCATTAGCAAGTTCTTCTTGTAGTGTTCCACGCATTGCACACCACTGTGCAATTCTTGTGTACTTACTTAGTCCAATTAGTTTCTCACTAGCAATAATACCAATGTATGCTACACCTCTAACAATCTGGTGATGATGTGAACACATACTTGTGAGTTCACTACGCACAACTAACATGCCTTCGTAACGATCTTCACTGTCGTTAGGAAAAGCAGTTGCGGCTGGTATCGGGTCATAACGACCTGCCATTAGTTCATTGATATACATTTTAGCAAGGCGTTTGCCTGTGCCCATGCTGTTAGGATCGTTGTGCCTATCAATGCAAAGTCTGTCTAGCACATCTTCAAAGGCTTCTGTTGCTCCTTCGATTAGTGCTTCTTTTTCACCTTCTTGTAAATGTTCAGAGATGTTATCTCCTGCCCAGTAACGAGTGTTACTTTCTTGTAATCGCTTGATTACTTCTTCATGCTTTTTCATGTTTTCTCCGAGTTTAAGACGAGGATGTCTTGTTTAGTTTTATAATACCATTTTCCCAATTTTCAGCAACATCTTCGGCATAGTGAATACTCTTGCCTAGTAGTTGTCTACTTTCCATTAGTTTGTTTCCTTCGAACAGATCTACTACATAGACCATGTCTGGTCCTTTGGACCCTTGTTCAGCATATACTGTTTTACGAATTTTTGCTGTGCGTTTAGTGTTCATCCTATTTCCTTAAAGTTCCACCATTGTTCGTAAGGGAAAACTACCCATGGATCATAATCCGGTGTAAGTTCCCTTGCGTAAAAATTTACTTGCTCAAAGCTGCTAGTTGATTTACTAAGTAGTGTAGCATACTTTAGTTGGATGTCAACTACTTCATTGCCTGCCCATTCAAATATATAGTCATCGATACTTTGAAGTGTTGTTCCTGTATCATTGATATCGTCAACAATAAGTATCTTATCATTTTGATGTTTATCTATGATATGTTCAAGTGTACTTTCGTCTTGTAAGTTACCGTCTCTATACTGCCATCTAAAGCCTTCGAATGGTACTTCGAAGTAATGACTAAGCATAACACCAGGGAAGTATGCACCTCTACCTGGACCAACAACTACATCTGGTTTGTATTGTGCAACTGACATATCTCTGACAATATGCTGTAAGTCGCCAACTAGAGTATCGTAGTCATAGAATAGTTTTGTCACTTCTGCTTTTTCTCCCATGCAAAGGAATGTTCTATAATTTCATCCAAACCGTAGATTGGACTCCAACCTAGTTCGCTTTTAGCCTTTGTAATATCAGCATAAGTTTTAGGTGGATCACCTGCTCTTCTATCAACCAATTCCCACTTAACCTTCTCACCAGTAACTCTTTCAAATGCTTCAATAACTTGCATTACACTGTTAGGACTTGATTGCCCTAAGTTAAATGTATTACTAACACCTTTGTCATCCAAATAGTTAAGTGCGGCTAAATGTGCTGTAGCAATATCAAACACATGAGTGTAGTCTCTTTCTGCAGAACCATCTGCTGTGTCATAGTCTCCACCAAACACTTGTACTGTTTCATCGTTGATAATTGCTCTAGCAATAATAGGTACTAAATGACTTGCTGGTTTCTGCGTATAACCATGTGTGTTTTCAGGGTCAGCACCAGCGGCGTTAAAGTATCTTAGATTAACATACTTCAAACCGTAAGCTCTATCGTAGTCAGGTAACATATCTTCAACCATCTTCTTAGTAAGTCCGTATGCACTTACAGGATTAGTTGGAGTATCTTCTGTTGTAGGAAAGTCTTGTATGTCACCATACACTGAACTTGAACTACTAAACACAAACTTTTTAACACCTGCTTCGATACCATTATTAATCAAGTTAATTGTGTTTGCAACATTGTTCTCATAAAACACACCAGGGTCAGTAACACTACGCCCAACCTCATGGTCAGCCGCGAAGTGCATAATTGAATCAGGCTGTGTTAGTTTAATAACACCCTTCATCTGGTGATTGTTTAAATCGAATGGATATTGTGTTACACCAGGTATTTCCTTTTTAACACGATCCACATTGATAACATTGTGTCCTGCGGCTACAAGTAAGCGACATACCATGCCACCAATGTATCCACTGCCACCTGTTACTAATACTGTTTTCGCTTCTGCGTTACTTTCATTCATATTTTGCCTTTGCTACATGCTTACGGAAACCCCAGTCGTTTCTCGCCCATTGTTCACCATTGCCTTCTAGTACATCAATTGTACGATCAATAGTTCCATTCTGATAATCACTTATCTTGCCAATATTATACGATGATAGATCGTTGTTGTCAATTGAATTAAACATCTTTGTCAACTTATCTTGAGCATCATCAATACTCCACGGTACATATAAGTGATTACCGTTATTTGCAAATACTTCTGGAAAACTTCTATATGCTGGATATAGTGTTAGAGTCCCCATTGTATCTGCTTCGCTTACTGTATTGCTTACCCAATCTTGTAAAGCACAATTAAACAACACTTGGCTATCTGCTAAGTAGTTATAGTAATCATTCTTCTTAAGACCTGTGTAAACTTTAAAGTTTGCAGTGTTACCTTCTTGTAATGCCATAGCACGATCTACATACTCAGGGTCATTACTCTTTAGTTCTGGGTGTCCACAAAAGATAGCAAACTCTACACTAGGGTCTACTTTATAATACGCTTCTGCTAAGTCCATATAAAAGTGAGGTTGTTTCTCATCGTCCCAACGAGCGGCAAAGCCAACTCGTCTGTTTCGAGTAATGAGAGTTTTTAGTTCAGGAACACGCTCTTGCACTTCAGACTTACCATATGGTAAACCTGTTACATAGATTGGTGCTTTGAATCCTGCAATCCTAAGATGTGCAACAAACTCTTCAGAGGCTACGCAAATACCAGATACAAATTTATCTAGCATCTGTTCGTATTTACGCATCCATTCAAACATACCTTCTCTAATTAAGAAGTCGTCTGGGTCAGTAGTTTGTGCTAGGAACCTAACAAACACCTTGGGTCTAAACTCAGGTGGTGATTGATCCATGATATAAGGTAAACATTCGAGACCTGGTGTAAACATATCTTCATAAAAGATAACATCATCACTAGTAAGCTCTCCATTCTTCATCTTTTGAACAAGGTCCATTGTCTGTGATAAACTATAATACGAGCGTCCGTGAGCATCTAACACACTACCTGTTACGATTGCTTTACTGTTATCTAGCTCTTCACCTGTAATAACTTCATAGTCTATACCACGGTGGTTGAATACTCTTTCGTTCCAGTCCTGCAATTGTAAAGTGTAGCGAGCCTCATAACTCTCTAAACCCATATAAAATAGTTTTCTCATTTCTTTGTCTCCTTCTCCTTTGTTGGTGGAGGTGTATTACTAGGGATTTCACCATAGTCAACAACTTGCGTTACTTTATCATTTAAGTTGCCTGCATCTGTATTTAGAAGTTTTTTATTATCTTCTACAGTTTTTTTCGATTTTTTAGACATCTTAAGTTCCTGTTGTTAATTTGGTCTTTCTGCTCTTAGACAGCAACATTACATTGCGTTCTTTTTGTCTTGGATCTCTTGACGCCTTGCTTTAGCAAGTTTAGTCAAATCCATTAGAGCACCACGTGCTCTGGCAGCTGATGCTTTAACACCGTTAGTTTCGAACTTATCGTTCTCAGCAAGGTAAGTTTCAATTGCTGCTTTTATTTGTAAATGCACTTCTGTCATTTTTTTTCTCCTTTATTTTAACGAGTCGAATACATCTGCTATTGCATCTGTATCTTCAAAACTTGGACTATCCTCTAAATATGCTTCTAAGGGATATTCCATTTCGCAACCGTTCTCGTTATCCTCGGCTACCGAAATCTTTATATAACGATTAGGATACTTTGCTTGTATCTCACTCGCTAGTTCATCAGCGATCATCTCGCATGATTTGTGATCTAATTGTAGTACTTCAGGCCCACCTTCTGTGTTAGCATAAAGTCTCTCCAACCATCTTTTAAACTGTATAAACTCGATGTCTCTATCATCGTGGAACACTTCAATCCATACTTTAAAATGGAATATGTGTCTATGTGGAAAACCAAGAAAGGACACATCGTCCCAGTCACCTGTTGCTAACTTAGGATCAGTGTCAGCACCTGGATACATGTGAACACCTTCTTTACTAAATGTTACCCAAATACTTCTCACGACCAACCTCCGTCAATGCCTTCCATTACTTCATTCATATGGCCTAACATTTGTGTGATAGGTTCATCGTAGTCACCAATCTCATAGTCAACATCATCTTGTTCTTTGAACATTGCCTTTACTTGGTCACCGTACTGAACAACCATTTCAAGTTGTTCTCTCATTTCATCTGATATTGCCATTAGTTTGCCTCCATTGCAATTAGCATAAACAACATAACCGCCGCGGCAATCAGCAACGGCGAAAAGTTAATTAATAAATTTTTATTTTGTTTATCCATTAGGCTTCTTTGCTCGGGTCCCACAGTGTTAAGTTCTTAGTCTTAAGTCTGTTAATAACTAACTTGTAACGGCTTTGCTCTTCCTTCCATTCTTTCAACCAGTTAGCACCATCACGTTCTGCATCAATAAAGATTGCATTTGTCATAGCCAGTGGTACTAAGATTGCAAAGTGAACAATGATACTTGCTACTGTGTTATATCCAAACCACCCCAAGTAGTTTGCCGCTAAGAATCCAAACCATACACTCCAAATAGTAAACAGCACTAACATAAAGTATGTCTGTAAACTTGGGTCTGGGATATACTTTAATGGATTATATTTGACATCCATTACACGCCTCCAGCCACTTACGAGACTCATTGTAGTTCGTCTAAATAGACTTGGCTTTTTTAAACTTGGTTCGATCATTGCTATTCTCCTGTACTAACTAATGCAATATACGCAACTAAAACTGTAAAACAGACGCCGAAAACGACTAGTCCTGCTAAAATTTCCATTATGTATTTCTCCTATTCATTGTGATGTCTCACATACTCTTTTATTACATGCATACCATATGAAACCCATGTAACAAAAAACAAACTCCAAAACAAGATTTCAATCATATAAGTCTAACGCTTCTTGTCTTGTTAAACCCATTTCCTTCAACTTTTGATCAATGTCGAAATCATAGTATTCACCTGTAAACTTTCTTAGTTTACTGCGTTCGGTTAGCATAACACTACTAATCCAACAGCCGTATGCCATAACACTAATTATTATAACACCAAATACTATTTGTAAAAACTCAATCATCGTAGTATTCCGTTTCTTCGTCTAATGCAATTAACTTATCTCTGAAGTCAGTGATAATTTCAATTACATCTTGTATTTCGCCGATATCTTCTTTAGTATCGATTTCGACTTCTATTTTAATTTTCACGCTCTATCCTTAATAGACACTTTAAAGCACATTGTACTACATAAATTATAGTAAGTCAACCTATTCATACTATGTGTTGTTCTCTACTTTTGTGTGCAGTGTGTGTTGAACCACTTTTAGTTTTGTACGGTTTGTCGACAATACCTTTTGTTCCACCACCTTCACTTATTAATAAATGTACAAGAGCAATCAAACTTGCTATCATACCTGCTGCTAATATTACTCCATCCATTAAAACTTACTCCACCATTCCTTGGTAACTTTGTCTGTGTATTTGTGCGAGTATATAAAAGCGATTGCACCAAATACCATTGGGCACATCATTACTGCAAGTACACCTAATAATCCTATATCCATTAGTCAATAATCTCGTCTTTGGTGTACTTGGTCCAATCGGTGTACACTTTTCTATCCATTAAGTCATGAACATTGTGTGTCCATACGCCTGGGTTTGTTGCTTTAAAGTCTTTGTCATCTAACTTGATACATGCGTTGTATCCTAACTGACCAATGTAAGGTAACTTAACACTAATCATTGGTATAAAAGTGTCATACTCTGTCATACCACCTTCAAGTATATTCTCGTGGTGTTTAACATCATAATCCAATGTTACCCAAATATCATTCTTTAATAGTTCTATACACATGAAGTCCCAATCTACTAGCTCTTCATTTGTGGGATTGAAACTTTGATTAGCACCTAAGTATATGTGAGGGCAGTTGTTATTCAATGCCCTTGCTAATATCTCTTTAGGATTCTGTAAGCCAATAACAAACAATGTTCGCTGACCATACATAGGTGTATGCTCTACTTCAGTTCCTACAAAGAACTTAGTATCGTCTGTGTAACCTTCTCTATCCATATCTAATATAACCTTCTGCTATTAAGTTATCAACAAGTGTTGCCGCAGTATCATGTTCCACCCATTTAGTTGTCATGGGGTAATCATTGTGGGAATAAAGAAACTCAACCATTTTAGCATCAATTATCTTAACTGTTACTCCATAGCCTTCGTTTAAAAACAACCCTTCTATACTGCGATCTATACTCATATTAAAACTCAAAAAATTCGTTTATTACTTCTTCTGTTGCACTCTCACCTTCGCCGGCAAAACTAACATGTGTAATAAACTCTTTGTAGTCTGTAAGCATTTGCCTAGGGTTAGGATTACTAGGATCAAAAAAGTCTTCTGCAAACTTTTGAAACATCAAAATATTAGCAGGAACATAAGGTGATAGTTCACCAGCCTTACTGTTCTTCTTAGCCTTTCTCCAGCCTTTGTAATCAAAGTTTTCTCTATATGCTTCTACATCAGCAAGTCTATTTGCTTCTTGTACTGCATCAATGTGATTGAATACACTATGACCCATATAGTAAAGATATGTTTGTGTGTCCCAAGTAGTACTATCACGCTCTGCATATAACTGATTGCCTTCTTTATCTAGTTTAGGCTCACCATGCTTGTCTGTAAGTGGTTGCCCTTCACTGAACTTGAAGTTACCATTCTTGTCTTGTGCACCTGGACCCATAGTACATAGGTCACCCATTGTAAGTCTACTCATTACAGGACTATGTCCAAACGGAGCAGGCAAATCACTACCAACAAGTTCCTGTTGATCAAATGCTCTGTCCATAAAGTAACCAAACTTACCAGGCTCAAAGAAGTTATGTGCGTATGTTTGTCCGTATGCTGTATTAACAAATGGACTAGCGGCATCAAAACTTAATGTGATGTTAGGGTTATCATACTTTCTTAACTGTCTTTGTATTGCTGTTAAGAAACATGCCCATTGTAGTTTACCTGTACCCAAGAAGTGAATCCAGTCTTTGCCTTCAAGCAAACCATCTTCACGCAAGTCTAACAATCTGTTTAACACACAATGCATGTCCTTCATGTTTATACCTGCAAACGCATAGCCTTCTAGTGTGCGACTTGCATCACCATATGCTTCACCTACGAACTTAGGATCTGAGAAACTCTTAACAGCATTATACCATTCTTTACTTGTTGCTTCGTCTGTTCCACTCAACACATTTAGGAACTTAGTTGCACCTGGTACTCTGTTCTGCACAAAGTAATGTAAGTTTAGTAGGCTGATGTCAAGAGTATCTGAGAACTCAGTTAGTCCTGTTTTACTGCTTAATGGCTCAACTGCGGCAAATGCTGGAATGTCTAATGTCATACTCCAGTCTGCTGTGTGTTCTAACCAACGCAATATCTTTTCGCATATTGCTGTTCTTGCAGGGTCGTTTGCTTCTTTGGCGTTAGCCCAATCCATCTTCATAACACCTGTAGCAATCTGGAAACCACCGGAGTCTCCAAGTAGCACTTTTACTGTGTTACGATCTCTGTCTTGTATCATTGGCTCGTCGGCGTGACTTTTGCTAATATCTAAATGAGCATGTCCCGCCGAGTATAGGCCGTATGGGTAATGAAAATAAGTGTCTTTGTCTTTGAGGAAATCTAAACCTTCGTTTCCATGTTCAAAGCCTGCTGGCACTCTGCTTTCGTTAGGTACTTTATTAACAATCTTATCTAGTTGTTTTGTATAGAAACTACTAATAGCCGGTAAGTATACCGCATAGTCTTTCTGTGATTTACCTAAGTCTTTCATTCATTAACCCTTCGCAGGTAATAGGTATGTGTACTCACCAAGTCCACTTAGTACTTTAATTTGCATTAAGCCTGAGTCGTTAATACTCAACACGCAATTAGCACTGTCGCTTAGTCTAAGAATCTTTAACACAATGTCTAGTGGCCATTTCCAATCACGCTTAATACCACCGTCAATGTTACCATTGATATGTACTTTAGCTCTATCACTAACACCATCTCCAATGTGGAATGTTAAGTCAGTGCCATCAGTCTTAGGTGAGAATGTTGCCTCATAAGCACCAAGGATGCCATTAAAGTATCCTAAGTCTTTTAAGTTCTTTGCAGTAGGCACAATGTTTACTTCAAACTCAGCACCTTTAAATGTAATGTCTTTCATTTGCTGATTAACAACATCTGCTAACATGAAACGATAGTTTGCATCGTTACCATCTGTGCTTTTAAATGCTACTTCAACTGGCACTTCTTCGCCATTGCGATCTTGTTTTACAACTTCTACTGTAGCATCTTCGCTGTCAAAGCCTGGATACTGTAAGTAACCTTGTAGTACACCCATTCTGCTTAGACCTAATGTTGCATCTGCAAAGTCTGGTACTGGGTTTACTGTTTTGCCTTTAAAGATTACAGTCTTCTCAGGATCAACAGTTTGTATTTCTGTTTTCTCCAAGTCACCTGTGATCTTTACCATTTCGAATATACCTAAGCCATGTGTATGCTTTAGTACATCCTTTAAAATATTTTTGATATGATTATCAGCCATCTCTATTCTCCGTGTTGAGTATTGTAGTGTGTAATTATACACTTGTTATTTAGGTAAGTCAAGTTCTTTTTGCCTCTTTTTTTAGATGTTTTCTGTTAAAATATAATCTAACATAAGTCTTTCTTGTTATAGCAACTGCCGAAAATGCAATTGTTAAGTACACTGATGTCCAAAATATCTGTTGTGCTTCAGTTATCATAATTGGTATAAATGTTCTATTTGCAATCCACAATAACATTATGTTCAGTGGAAAGTTTATTAGTGTTGCTATTGCTGTATCAGTAATGGCTTCTTTAAGAGCTGCCTTTTTCTCACTTGTCATTTTATTCCTTAAAATTCAAAAAACTGTTGCATAGTTTCGGATTCATGTATACGATCTAAGTCAAATCCCATTTGACCTATCACATTGGTTACCTTCTTATCAAGTACTGCTGTTTCCATTGCCTCGTCATCAAACGGCAATTCTTTAAACCAATCTGGTAAATGCATCTCATCAGTTGGATATGCAATACTGTCATAGCCCATTGCATTACTTTTAAGCCTACACACAATTACTTTCATACCGTCTGTAATAGTCATGCTGTAGTTGTCGCCTTGTGCTTGTTTAAAGTTATTCCAATTGATACTTGCTCTAACATGCCCAGGAATAGTTGCACCTTTCTTCTTGCCGTCATCCTTAATTGCATCTAACCTATGTAGTCTATAGTTGTCAGGAGCATTTACTCTAGCCTTCTCAGCCATCTTAGCAGTGTATGTAGTTAAGTTGTTTACACGCTTCGGCATACCTTTCTGCCAACTTGGTAAATCTTTAAAGTATTTCTTGTAGTCTCTGATCTTATCAATGACATCTTTTTCTGTTGAGCCATCCAAGCAGTCTCGTAATATTTCTTCTAAGAAGTCTTGTATGAACTCTGGTGTATCACTACGCTTCAAGTCCAATCCCATAACTTTTAGTTTGCCACCTTCTGGTTGCCAACCTTCCAAGTCTAGTACTTGGATAGCATAACGCTTCTTAGTAATAAACAAACCTGATCGACCAACTACTTCTCGTCCTGCTTTCATAACCTTGCCGGACTCTAGTGGAACATTAAATGTATCCTTTAGCCATTGTGGGAATGTATCACTAACTGTGTCTGAGATATGATCATACAACTTAATTGCACTTTCCATATCTAAGCCTTGCCCTTCGGGTAAAGCCGGAACAGCACTAAAGTAAACAGAGTCAGTGTCACCATATATCATACAGTCTCCTGTGTGATCATATTTGCCTGTTAGCATACGATTAGTTTCAGCACCCATGTGTTTAGTAATAGCTCTGCCTGTTAGTGTAGTACTCTGTCCTATGCGTTTGTCAAAGAACCTACAATGTGGATTAAGTATCGCACCATACAAACTGTTCAAGTTAATCTTCTTAACTAACTGTCGCTTATCATAGAACGCCTTTTCAGCATCTGTGGTTGCTTCTTTCTTCTTGCCTTGCAACACTTGTCTCTCACTGTACCAACGCTCTAGTAGTCCTGGAACAATGCCTTGGAAGTCTGTTCTAAAGATAGTACCGTTAGCACTAATGTTCCAAGGTTGTCCGCTGTTGAACACTAAGTTGTATACATCAGCACCAGTGACTTCTACTGTGTCGCCACCTATCATGTCTAGCTCTAATGGACGATCAACATCCTTATTCATTACTAGTTCAAATTCATTACTACCAAACTTACCTAACCAAGCATCAGCAAACGACTTCTTCTCTAATACAATCTTGTCATTAATCTCTTGATCTGTGTATGTGGGTTTGAGCTGTGCAACAATAGTCTCTGGTGCCATATTCAATGCTCTAAACACACTAGGATATAGACTGTTTAAGTCCATGCTACCTACCCATTCGTGATAACCTTTCTTGGGGAACGCAACATAAGCACCTGCCGCCTGTGTGTTCTCTTCTCTATTCTTTACACGATCAGGAACAACATATCCTCGTCTATGGCTTTCGTTAATAATTGCTTGTTCTGTTGTAGCCACAGCACCCATTGTTACAGGAAGTAATACAGTATTGTCATGTGCAATAGTGTTAGCCAAGTCAATGAACTGTAGTTTCTTATCTAGTTTATCCAACAACAATGTATCTTGAATGTTGTATTCTAAGAACTTTTCAAAGTCATGATTGTATAGTTTATCTAGCGAACCTTCATAGGCTACTTTCTTTTCACCTACTTCCATCTCACCAATGTAGTCTAGTCTGTAACTGTGTCGTTCCTCATAGTTATACTTTCTATACAATTGCATATAGTCTAAGTGTACACGCCCTATAAGGTCGTATGTAGTACGCTCTGCACCAAACGCTTCATAGGTCTTCTTCATTGGAGTCTTATCAAACAAACATAACTTACGAGTTTCTGCTTTGCCTAATGTACGCACAATACGATTGTATGTGTAAGGAATATCATAACCCTCACTGTTCCAACCACTTAGTATGTCAGCATCTTCAATTACTTCTAGGAATGTTTTTAGTAGCTCGGCTTCTGTGCGAAACAGTATAACCTCTGGCATCTTACTTGCTATGCTTTGTGCTTGTCCCCAACTAAGTGTTTTAGGTGGTACTGCTAAACACACCATTGCATCCATCCACTGTAAATATACAGCGACAGATGTTATAGGAGTAAACGAATCATCGGGAGAACTATATCCTCTCTGTGGATCAAAGTCCACCTCAATATCAAAAAATGCTGTGTGTAGTTTAGGTGGCTCTGCATTTGTGTAATGCTTTGCTAGTGTCTTGTTAAGAGGCTTAATGTCACTTTCGAATGTAACATTGTGCGTATTCATTGCAATATTCTTCTTAAAGTCTTTGTCGTTATTGCAACGAACTTCTGTGACCGGCTGGCCATATATGCTTTGCTGTTTACCTTTTGGATCGAGTATATAGAAGTTATACTCAGGCTTTAGTTGTTGAATAATTCTCTTACCATCTACACGCTCAACTACATGTATAATATCTTTGCTCTTCTCGAAGAAGGCGTCAACATAACTCATTCTGTCTTTCTCCAAGCAACACTTTCGGCTGTCGCAATACCACTACTAATATATATGTCTTAAGGTGTCTAACGACACGAAATTCTGGCTATTTCCAATTAGGACCATACTGCCAAGCAACCAATGACACTCTTGTTCCACTTACTACAGGGTTTACCCTATGCCTCCACAACGAAGGAAAAATTATGTATTCACCTTTACCTAGTTGTTGCATACCCTCATCAAACTCTAGTTCACCACCTGTAAAGGTGTCAGTTAACATCAATGACAACGACAACTTAATTTGTTTGCCTTTGCTCTGATCGTACAACTCTTGACCGGAAAAGTCACAGTGCCAATCAACATATCCTGCACTTGGCTCAGTGTACTCCATTATGTATATTTCTATGTCGTCAATCAAGTCAAACTCATAATGCAATTCATTTTGTTGCATCATTAATGTTTGTATGGTACTTTTTATGATTGGGTCGTCAACTACTACTATATCTTTGGCACGCCTAAACTTGCGACTGTACATAGTCACAGCATCTCGTGTAAACTCGTTGTTCTCCTTGCCCTTATTGTACCTAGCGATACAGTGGTCAAGAAACATCGAGGAGACGGAACCTGTGACTTTGTCGCCTAATGCCATATTAAACCTTAAAGAGTTTTGCCAACAGTTTCTAAGATAGTTTCAAGTTCATCGAACTTATCAAACTCTTCTTGGAAGCTGGCTTTGTGTGCAACTTTAATTGCTTTGTTTATGATTGCTGGTTTAAGATCCATCTCTTCTGCAATTGCTTTTACAGTGTCTCTTAGACCTTCTCTGAGGGTTTCCATTTCGAAAGTAACTTGCATACCTTCATCAATGAGCCTCTTTAAACGGGCTTGTTCTTCTGTGTTAAATGTTCTATTAAATGCCATCTGTTACCTCTTCTGTGTGTTTAAGTTTATGTTTATATCCATTGGTTGTATTATAGCATCTTGTGCCTTGTTGTCAACCTGTATGTTATTAATGTGGCGAGTGCCTATAAATGGATCAAAGGATATTTCTTCAAGTATGGCTCGGTCTGTAATTTGCACACCATCTTCATCGTATGCTATAAAGTTAACTCCACCTGGTACTTCTTGTTGAGTTACAGTGACTTTCATCTATATTTCGATAGATGCTTCAAATGTAAATGTAGTGTCATCAAACTCTTTAAACAATGCATAAGAGATATCGTTGCCTTCTTCTTCATCGATCATCTCTGCAAGTACAATTTCATATATGTACAGCATTCCATTGTCATCTTCATCGTTATATGATATTACATCTACACCGACTTCTTGTTTGTCTTCATCGTAAGCAACGATTAATTTAGTGTCCACAACACTTTGGACGATGTCAAAAAATAATTCAACATCGTCTGCGTCTAATTCTTGTCTGCACACTATTCGTGCAAAGTGTTTTGTAAACATACTAGTTACTTACCTTTCGCAAATGCTTGAGCACCAAAGAACGCGGCAACGATACCTGCAACTGCTACAAAGTATGTTGGTGCCATACTTCCTAGTGTTTTCTGTGCTTCATCTAAGCCTGCCATACTTGCTACTACTACAGCAAATGGATACAGTAACATACCAAACAATGAGAACCACGCCATCTTGCGTTGTGCATCTCTCATTGCATCTGCGTCTTCTAACTCTTTGCGTTTAAATTCGAGGTACATAGCCTCTTCTGCTTTTGACACTTTACCATCTCCGTTTGTATCGGCAGGATGGTGTTGTGTAGTTGCTTTTACTTCTTCTGTCATGTGATACTCCTACCTATTGTAGTAGTATTTATCACATTATGCTTCGAATTTAATCCTATTGATCATAGTTTCGCTGAAGCCAGTGTGCTTATTTTTAGCATGAGGCTTAACATATCCAACTAAAGTGTAGGTCTTACCAACCTCAGTTTTAGCCTCAGGCATAAAGAACTTAACAATGTGCTTATCTTCAACACTGCAAGTTACCAAATGGCTACCTGTACTAGGAATGTAACGCATGAACTCTACCTTAGCAACAAACTTGCATCGAGTAGCAGGAGTACCAACAAATTCACTGGTTCGTCCTAAGTCACGCTCACGGTCAGTCCATTCATCTGACTTAACCTTATTGAGATATACATTAGGCAAACTGGCAGCAATACCTAGTGTAGTCTTATCTACATGATCACTGGTAACTAAACTAAGAACTTTGCGTTCAAAGTCTGTGAGGTTACGCTCTAATGCTTTAAAGCCTAGACCTTGTAAGTACTCGATTACTTCACCGGCAAGTTTCTTATCCTCGTCGGTAACATCTACCACAGTACCTTCACAAAAGTGTCGATACAAGAAAGAACTATTAGCAGTTTGGTTCTCACCAAAGTCCTCACCCTTCTTGATAAAGCCGTTGTTCAGTCTTTGGATTGCACAACTTACAGCGATTACATCTGCAACGATAAAATTATTCATATTATCTCCCTTATGAATTTGTAATTATGTTATACACATCTGCCCACAATGGAGCAATTTTTGCAGTACCAGTATAACCTAAGTTATGCCTGTGTTCAATGAGGATACTATCGAATCCTGCTTTAGTACCTGCTTCAGCATTTTCAGGCTTATCTTCGATCCACCATCCAGTGCCATACTTGTCTGCTAGTTTAACAAGTGCTTCGTCTTTATCAGCACCAGTTGGCAAACAAATAATTTCTTCAAAACAATCGCCAAACAATTTAATGAGATTTCTTTCTCTTAACATTTTGGCATGCTTGTCTGTGCTTAATGAAGTTAGCACAACAAACCTGAATCCATGGTCAACAGTTAACATTTCCATATACTGTTGAGCATCTCTAAGGGGTGGCAAAAAGCCAATAGCGGCACTAGCATTGAATTGCTTAATTAGATTGTGCCCTACATTTTTAGATGGGAGGCTATATTGCTTTGCAATATCGTAATGGTCCTTATGTCCCTCTACTGGTGTATGTCCTTGGAACTCCATCCATTCATTGAATGCATATTCCCAGTTAAGTAATACGCCATCGACATCTGTAAAAATATATTTGTTTTTCATACTTCTTTCTTCTCTTTTCTCTAAACTATACATATATTATACAGTAAATTATAACAGTTGTCAAGTGTAATTTTTGCCGCATTAACAACGACTTACAGTGCCTTTTTGTGTAAATAGTAGCATGGCAAAGACATATACAGTATTTCCAGATATAGTATTTGAGGGTACATTACCCCTCACAGGGGAGATAGAATCGAAAGTAATGGCAGCAGTTGCCGCTGAATCAGACAGCGGATCAGTAGAAGAAACAAATTATGGCTTTTGTACTAACCCATTTGTACCATTAAACAAACCATTACAAAACTTACAACAAGTAATCCTTAACTCATACTTTGCTGAAGCAAAGAAACACTTGCCTTACTTAGAAGGAACTAAGTCACAGATAGAACTTGTAAGGCCAAACTTGTTAAGTATAAACCCTAAGTGTAACATACCTTCTACATTTGAAAGAAACAGATACTACTCAGGTTGTATATGGTTGCAAACAACAAACAAAGGCAGTCACTTATACTTAGAATGTCCGCAAGGTAAAACATACTCTACACCATTAGGATTGATAGATTACAATCATTACATTGCACCTGCTAAGTTTAAGTATGCATTTTGGCCAGCACATTTAGATGCAGGCTTTACACCAAACAATAGTATGACTCCTACTATACTAATGCAGTTCACATTTACTGCCGCTGTTCCTTGGGACGGCAGACCACCACCTAAGAAGAAATAGAAGCCAAAAAAAAGGGCCTCCGAAGAGACCCTTTTTCCTTATACGCCTACCTATGAAAGTTAAACGAAGTTGTAATGTGCTGATGCCTTAAGAACACCTGCAGTTGGAACACTTGCTGTGCTACCGTCTGCTTTAACAAAACTTACAGTAATTGCTGCATTCTTTGTTAGTTCTATGTCGCCATCTAATTCAACATTGTAAGTACCGATTGTTGTACAATCAGCGTCATCAATTGCTACTAGAGTTGAGCCACTTGTGCCGTCCTCAGTAATCTTGATTGCGTTAACACTATCACCACTAAATGCTGTAGTTACTTTAATTACTAACTTGTTAGCATAGTAAGTTCTACCAGTTACATTTGGCATTGTTCCAATGTTAAACGAACTTGCTGAACTGTCTGCAGTAAATGATGCTCTTAATAAAAGACCATCTGCTGAAGTTCTAACATGATCAACAACCGCACCACTTGTTGGAATTACAGTATCACTATCAGTGATTGTAGATTCAAAAGCAGTAGCAGTAATTGCGCCATCGCTTAATGAACCAAACTGTACTGTTCCACTAGCAGTAACACCAACAACACCAGTTAATGAACCACTGTTTAAACTTGCAGTTCCGTCTGTTAATGTTGTTGAAGTAACACTTGTTAATCCAGTTAATGTACTATCTAAGTTGATAGTCATTGTATCAGTTGCACTACCTGCAGTATTAATGTTAGTACCACCTAGTATGCTAAGTGTATCACCATTTTCAACTGTTTGGTTACCACCAGTATCACCAGCAACTGTAATTGCTGTGCTGATTGCTGCTGTGCTTACGCCTGTTACAAGACCTTTAGCATTTACAGTAATAACCGGTATTGCTGTAACACTACCGTAACTACCAACATCACTGTTAACAGTTGCTAAAGTAGTTGCTAATGCAACATCTTGTGAACCATTAAAGTTAACTGTTGCAGTTGCATCACCTGTGATGCTAATTGCTCTAGTAGTTTCTAATGTTGCTGCTGTATCTGCATTACCTGTTACATCACCAATAAAGTTACCAGATGTTTTAATATCTTCAGTACCGAAGTCCCACTCTGTTCCAGCTGCTGTATAAAGGATCTGTTTAATAGAACCGTTTACATTTGCTTCAAAACCTGAGTCAGTGTTTGCACCTGCTGTGTTAACACGGAAGATTGGATCTGCCGCTTCAACTGTTGTACTGTTAACAATAGTTTGAGTACCTTGTACTGTTAAGTTACCAGAGATAACAGCGTCACCGTTAATACCAATACTTGCTGATGTAATATCATCGGAAGTAAATGTACCAGTTGCTGTTAAGTTATTAATTGTTGGGTTTGTTGCAAAACCAACTGTAACTTTGTTGTCAGTAACTGCTGTTACGATTTCATTTGAAGTACCTTCAAATGTTAATGTATCAACATCTAAGTTTACAGTATCAGTACCACTGTCACCAGCGATATCTAAATCTGTACTAATTGTTGCTGTGCTTACTGCTGTAACTAAACCTTTAGCGTTAACTGTAACAACTGGAATAGCAGTAGTACTACCATGTGTACCAGTATCACTGTTAACAGTTGCTAATGTTGTGCTTAGTGTAACGTTTGCTGTACCATCAAATGCTGTTGCTGTTGCTGTAGCATCGCCAGTTACTGCAAAGTGTCTAGCAGTTTCTAATGCATCAGCAGTATCTGCTTTACCAGTTAAGTCACCAGTTACATCACCAGTTACATCACCTGTTAAAGGTCCTGTAAATTGACTTGAAGTTACTGCTGTTAAACCAGTTAGTGTACTATCTAAGTTTAATGTTAAAGTATTACCTGAACCAGCACTGTTTAAGTTTGTTCCACCTGCGATTGTTAAAGACTCAGTGTCTAAATCAATGCTTAATGCACCACCAGTGTCGCCTTGGAAGTCTAAGTCAGTTGCTGTAAGTTGTGAATCAACGTATGCTTTAACTGATTGTTGAGTTGGGATAAGTGAAGCACTATCACTGTTCATGTTGTCTTCGTCAACAAAACCGTTAATAGTAATTGTTCCATCACTTAATGAACCAAAGTCTACTTGACCACTAAAGTCTGCTGTAGAACCTGCTACTTCACCAGTTAATGCAATATTACCTGCACTTACATTTCCACTGAACGCACCAGTTGTTGCACCACTTAATGCACCACTACTTAATGTAGCAGTACCGTCTGTTAATGAACCACCTTCTACTGCACCACTGAATGTAGCCGCTACACCTGAAGTGATCGAACCACTTGCTAATGTTGCTGTACCGTCAGTAATTGATCCACCTTCTACTGCACCACTTGCAGTAACACTTGTTAAACTAATGTTTGGATCTAGACTTACATCAACAACGTCTGTTGCTGATACTGCTGTAGTAATGTTTGTTCCACCTTGTACATCAACTGTGTCACCACCGTCGATTGTTTGTGAACCACTGTCAGCAGTTAATGTCCATGCTGTTGATAATGCACTTTGACTTACTGCTGTAACACGACCTTGTTGGTCAACTGTAATTGCTGGGATCTGTGTAGATGAACCATATGTTCCAGGAGTTGCTGCTGTGTTATCTAAAGAAACAACACCACTTGCAATACTAATTGCATTTCCGCCTGTTACATAACTGTCGACTTTAGTTTGTACTCTTGCATCTGTGTAGTACATTGTACCACTTGATACTGTTGCACTTGGATCTTCAGTTAAGTCACCAGTGTCATGGTTAGCAATACTGCTAACTTGACCAGTTACATCACCAGTTAAGTCACCTGTGAAAGTTTTAGCACTTGAGTCAACCATAACGGAAGCATCACTTGCTTTAACATCACCAGTTAAGTCACCAGTAACATCACCTGTTACTGCACCAGTTACTGCACCTTCGAATCTACTTGCAACAATGTTCTCTGAACCTACTGTCCACTTGCTTGAAGCACCGTCGTAAATGAATTGCTTCATTACGCCGCCTACATTCGCTTCTAAACCAACATCAGTACCAGTTGTACCGTTACCGTTTACACGGATGATTGGGTCATTAGTACTAACAGTTGCTGATTCAACAATTGTTTGCGTACCTTGTACTGTTAAGTTACCTGTAATAACTGCATCACCAGAAACATTAACTGTGGATGATGTAATATCATCGGAAGTAAATGTACCTGTTACTGTTAAGTCATTTAAAGTAGGAGCATCTTGAATTGCAATTGATATCTTGTTATCGCTAACAGTTGTATCAATGTTTGTTCCACCTTCAAATGTGATTGTCTCACCACCTGCTACTGCATCAGTTGATCCAGTGTCAGCTGCAATGTTTAAACCAGTTGCAATACTAGCAGTACTTACTGCTGTAACTAAACCTTTTGCATTGATTGTTAAAACAGGAACATTAGTTGTTGAACCTACTTGGCCAACATCTGAGTTAACAGTTGCTAATGTTGTTGAGATTGTAGCAGTGTCGCCTGCATTTTGGAAAGTTGCTGTACCAGTTGCGTCTCCGCTTACTGCTACTGTAACTGCACTTGAAAGTCCGTTTGCATCATCTGCTGTACCAGTTAAGTCACCTACAAAGCCAGTGTTGGCTGTAATAGTTGAACCAGTAATAGCCGCCGCAGTATTTCCACCAATAACAGTACCATCAATAGAACCACCGTCGATATCTATTGCGTTTGCTGCCTGAGTGGCAATTGTGCCTAGGCCTAAATTTGTTCTTGCTCCAGCTGCTGCTGTAGCACCTGTACCACCGTTCGCTACGCTTAATGCGCCTGTAACAAAGCTACTATCGCTGAGGTCGATTGCGCCAGCACTAACAGTTCCGGATGAAACTCTTAATGTACCTGTACTAGATGAAAGGTCAATTCCCGTTCCACCATATGCAGTTCCAATTGCTGACCCTGTCCAAGTACCTGATGTGACACTACCTAGTCTTAAATCTTCTAGTGTAGATCCATCTGATTGAGTAAGATCAAAACGATTATTACTAGAATCGTATTTGAGGCGTCCCCCGCTCTTACCCATTTGGACATCGGCTGCGATACCTTTGATACCAAAGTTTTTAATATCTGCCATTTAATGTCTCCTAAAATATGCTATCGATAACAAATAAATTCAGTTTATTTGATAGTAGTATTTATGACTTTTTGTGAATTAGGTATCGTTAGTAGTTATTAAACGTAAGTAAGTTTGACAGTAACATTGCCGGCAGTTGCGCCGTTATGTGTACATCTAGCTCTTACTTCTAAGTCTTGTGTTTCCGAGGAAGGATGTATAAAATCAGGTGTTGCTTCGAACGAACCTACTTCATCCATTGCATTAGATGTGGATGGAACGAATGCATCAGGATCAGCAAGTGTTCCTACTTGAATGTTAGGTATGCTACCTGAGTATCCTGTGAATGCTGTGGTAACATCAACACTAACATTGAGCAGTCGTCTACCAGGACTAACATTGCCCATTAACTGTGTAGTAGCAGTTCCAAATCCGCCTGCTGGCATTGTGAAAGTTGTTGTTAATGTTTTAGCATCTGTTGTAGCACTGTCTTCATTGGATGTCATTACCCAAGCACTACCACTATAAACATACATACCCCATTCGCCATCACCTTTGTTAAGAACATAAGCACCATCACCTGCTTCAGCAGTTAGTGAATCACGAGCTGATATATCTGAAACAACAGAAGTTCCTGCTGTTCTTAAGCCTTGCTCAATGTTCATTGCTAAAGGATATTGCCCAGTGTGACCACTAGCAATACCTGTGCCTACTCTAAAGTATTCAGTGTTTTCGTATATTAATATTTCACCACCGTCTGTACGAGTAAGTTTTAATTTCTCAGTGCCTGGAGCAGTAACAATAGCAGGCATACCTGATACATTACTTGTACCTACGAATGGCTTATTGTTATTGTCATTGGTGTTATTTGTAATTGTTATAGAATTACCACTTGCTTCTGTTAATGTGAGCAAGTTAGATGCAGTAAATCCAGCAGTTAAGTTTGTAATATTTGCGGCATTAATGTCTGCTGCCATATCTTCTGCTAGTGCTACTGCTATACCGTATGCACTTTGTCCTGCTGTATCAGTTGTAAAGTTAACTAAAGTATTACCTGAACCACTGTCAAAGTATGCACTAAAGTTTACATAACCACCTACAAGTCCGTATGCTGTAGCACTTGTATCTGATGTTGCATTTGTGGATACTGTTATTGTACTGGCTGTTACAAAATGAGAACCGAGACTACTATTAATAGAAGATGCAATCTCTGATACATTTGCGTTAGCACTTGCACCACTGAAGGTTACTGTTTGACCGTTAAGTTCTATAACATGTCCTACAGGAACTTCCGGGCCATCTACTGTGCCATCAAGTACAGTAGGAATAGCATTTTGTATATTTAAAAATGCAGCCTTACCTGTATCTGAAGTACCCAATGAACCATCATCTTGGATGTATATGTAATCGCCTTGGTTGCCTGGTATCTTAGGATCAAAGTCAATAATTCTGTTGTTAGGTGAAATAATAAATTGATTTGGACCTGGTCCTGCATCTGTTACAGTACCAATCATTCTGTCCATTGTTGCAGTGTTTGCTTTAACAAATCCAGTACTAATAACTGATACAACATCACCTGTTTGTAATCCATGTGCATCTTGGTGTAAGATATAATTTAATTGAGGATTTAAGTATCCAAACCTACTCATTACAGTAGGATAGAAAGATAAACTTGCAACACTTGGTAATGGATCTAATAGAGGTAAGCCATCTTCGTTAAGAGAAAATATAACACAACCACCATTGTTAAACATACCGTTACCAGTTGCACTAGAAAAAGTATTGTATCTTAATACATCTTCTACTATTGCAGTAACACTACCTTTAGTCTTATTAGAAATACTAACAATTTTGACACACTGTCCTGAAGCAGCACCGCCAAGCCAATCACCTACAACAACATCTAGTCCGTTATATTTCTTTGATTCTCTTGTTAAGTGAGAGCCGTGATTTGCTTCTGTGACAGTAAATGTTACTTCCCAACGATAAAACTTTTTAGTAAACGCACCTGAGTACCATGGATCGTCTGATCCGTTAGCATGGTCCCAATAGGATTCACCAGTTTGGTTAGTAAGAGAACCTGCTAATACTTTACTGGGATAGTTTAATTTTATCTGATTACTTCTGTAAGACAGTTCAGGCATTTAAATATATTTCCTTATCCGTGTACAACCATTTGTATCCAAGCATGAGTAGTACTACCAAAGAATCTACTTGCACCTGTAACAGTTTCAGATAGTTTCAGTTTAATTACTGGAGTAGCCGAACCGCCAAATGCTGTTGGTGAACCACTTGATCCGCCACCTGCTATTTCTCTGGTACCCATTGTTGTTTCTAGGTTACTTAGATAGTACTTGTTATTATTATAATCGTAACCATAAATCATAACTGACGCTGGTGGATAATTATAACCAGAGTCAAATGTAATAGTAACATCATCACCACTAATTGTTGCACTACTGAGACCAGAGGTTAAATCTGATGTACTACTAAGTGAACCATTTGTGGAATAGTTAAGTTTAAATCTTTCAACAGTAGCACCTGAGCCACCACCGCCACCACCTGAGGAAGCAATAGTAACTGTGTCTGTGCCTGAATTTGTTGTTAAAGTAATACCACTACCGGCCGCTAATGTTAAAGTATCTGTTGAACTATCTGCTATAACATTGTTCTGTCCTGATACAGCAATGTTTGTGAATGCGTTTCCGCCTCCACCGCCACCGCCTGCTGGCGTTGTCCAACTAAGTCCACCACTACCGTCTGTAGTTAGTACTTGGTTTGTATCACCGTCACTGCTTGGTAATGTTAAAGTATATGTTGCAGCTTCACTGTGAGCTGGTCCTTTAATTGTTACAGCATGTGAATTGTTTTCACAGTTTAATTTGAATGAACCTGAACCTCTAGTAGCATTACCTCTGAATACTACTTCGCCGTTACCATCTGGATTAAGATCAATGTCTGCACCACTAGTAGTTACAATGTCATAACCATTAGTATCAAAGTGTCCACCTAGTTGTGGAGATGTATCTGCTGCTAGTGAACCTATACCACCTGAACCTGTTGAGTCAGCTGCTGGTGCCCAACTAGAACCATTGTATTTTAATACTTGTCCACTTGATGCACCTGAAGTGCTTACATCTGATAAGTCGCCTAATGCACTTGCACCACCTACTGAACTTAAATCAACACTGTTACCACCTGTAATACTTAATGTATTACCTGATAATCCAAGTGTTTGACTGTCTGTTTCACTTGTTAAGTATGAACTTAGGTCTGGTGGTATAAATGTAAATACACCAGTACCACCTGCGTATGATAATGAACCACTGCCACTTGCACTTCCTGTACTAACACTTAGGTCTGTTAACTGTATGCCATCAGCACCGTCTGCTCCGTCTGCCCCATCAGCACCTGCTGGACCCTGTGGTCCTGCTACAGTACTATCAGCACCGTCAGCACCATCTGCTCCTGCTGGTCCTTGTGGTCCTGTTGGTCCTGTTGCTCCGTCTGCACCATCGGCTCCATCTGCTCCATCGTTACCTGCTGGTCCTTGTACACCCTGGGCACCTTGAACGCCTTGTACACCCTGAGCACCTTGTGGGCCTACTACATTACCGCTTACATTAACTGTTGAAGCATCACTCATTGTTAATACTAATGATGTTCCACTAATTGCCGCAGTTGAAATGCTAGTTCCGTCTGCACCTGCTGGTCCAGTAGCACCTGTTGGTCCTCTTACACTGCCTACATCTTGTACAGATGTATTTGAATATGTTAATGTTAAGTTGTCGCCTACTAATGCTGAACTAGTAATACCAACACCATTAGTACCTGCGGCACCTGTTGCTCCTTGAACACTGCCACTTACTGTAACAGTTGAAGCATCACTTAATGTTAATGTTAGTGTACCTGCGTTTACTGCGGCACTCGAAATGCTAGTTCCATCAGCACCATCTGCGCCTGCATCACCAGTATCACCTTTATCACCTTTTGCTCCAGCAACTCCATCAGTACCATCTGCGCCATCTGCGCCATCTGCTCCTGCTGGTCCGGTTGCACCTTGAGGTCCTTGAGGTCCTGCTATTGTGCTGTCTGCTCCATCGGCTCCGTCTGCTCCTGCAGGTCCTTGTGGTCCTGTTGCACCAACACTTGTTAAATCAATTGTTGTACCATCGTATGATAAGTTGTTACCACTTAATGAGATAGTAGGTCTGCTTGTTAAATCTGTAAATAGTCCGCTAGTAGCAACTGTGGCTAATGAAGCACTGTTTGCTTTTGTAGCAAGACTGTTAGTCATTGTAGTACTAAAGTTAGCATCATCGCCTAGTGCGGCTGCTAATTCGTTTAGTGTATCTAATGCACCCGGAGCACTATCTGTTAATGCATTGAGTGCTGTAGTAACATAACTTTCTGTTGCAATATTACCACTTGCTGCACTTGGAACTACTGCACCACCTAGTGAAACTTCTCCACCTGCTGTTGCTTCAATAGTTGCTGTGCCAAGTGTAATAGTATTACCACTTAGATATAAGTCTCTAAACTTTTTAGTTGGACTACCTAAGTCGTAAGTAACATCTGTTGCTGGAATAATATGTCCAGCAAGTGTACCACCACCTAAAAATGTTTGTACATCTGAGTCTGCATATCCTGCTGGTATATCACCGTAAGCAAATTTACTTGCCGATGCATTCCATAATAATGCCTGTCCATTTGTGATTCCACTAATAGTATCAACATCAGTTAAATCTGATATAACAGTGGCCCCGCCGCCACCTGATGAGTTTACTATAGTCGGAGTACCACTAACCCCAATGTATAAATTGCCTGTATCTGTTGCATACAACAACTCACCTTCAGCGGGACTTGCTGGTAAGTTTGCTTGTAAGCCTCTTCTTATTTGTAATGCCATTTGTTAAATGTCTCCTAATAAACCTTAAAATGGACCCATATCTAATGTGCCGCCACTTGGTGAACCGAATGTACCAAAGTTTAAGCCTGCATAGACAGGATCTGCTGTAATTGTTACACTAGAATTTCCTGCGTCTGTGGTAATTTCCATACCAGCACCCGCTACTAGTGTTAAAGTGTCTTCTCCAGTAGCAACTACATCTGTTTGCCCTGAAACTGAAATTGTTTTATATGCGTCTGATGCACTACCAGCACTTACATTACCGTACTCAAATCTACTGTTTGTAGCACTCCAAAGTAATGCTTGTCCGTCTGCTATTCCGCTAAGTGTATCTATATCTGTTAAGTCTGCAACACTGGTTGTTCCTAACAGTGTATTAACATTACTATCACCGTAGTCGCTTGTTACACTACCTAATGCTGTTGTTAAATCAACTGTGCTACCACTGCCACTAATAGTAATTACATTACCTGCTAAACTTAATGTTTGAGTATCAGTATCTACATTATCAAGTA